TAGTTGTGTTTTTACTTACTAACTTAAAATTGTCTTCTGATCGGACTGAGCCCGAAAAAGTTGTATTAGCCATTTAAATCTCCTTGTCTTGGCAAATGTCAGTTACACCATGTAACTGTCAAGGTTTAGTTCATTATACACAAAAAAATAAGGACGGCAAGAACCGTCCTTATTAAAGCGTAATAAACTTTTAAAGTTTTATGCTGCTCCCGGAGTTGCAAATACACATCTCCAGTCTGAAACACCAAAACTATAACGCTCTCTAGCTTTAAACCTCATGTTACCTGTATCAAAATCGCCTTCCATAGCAGTTTTGATTGGTGAACGGTTAAAGAATTTAAAACCATTTGGAGCATCTGTCTTAATAAAAAACGCATCTGTGTCTGTTAAGAAATGGTTTACAACGGCACCTTCCGGCAACATTCCCATGTTCTTCATTGCATTTGCATCATTATCAGCTGTTCCCGGTCTTAAATTACTGTTTAATACTCTTTCAGCAATAAATTGTAATTCTTTTGGAATAATCAATTTAGTACCTCTTACAGCAATTTTGAGACCTCTTTCATCCTTAAAACCTGCAATGTCTATCAACGCCTGCTCTAATGAAGTTTCATTAAGGTCAGAAGCTGTTGATAAAATATTGCTTTGGTTTCCGTTAATTGTTGGATGTGAAGCAGAAGCTAACGCTACGCCGTCTCCAATAGCATTACTTGAACTAAACGCATTGTTTAGTATCGCAGCAGCTTTAATCTGCTTAGTTTGTGCCATAGATCTAGCTAACGCTTTTGTGTATCTACTTGCAAGTCTGTCGTAAAGATTATCTTCAATCGCTTCTTCAGTAATTGAAAAAGCAAGTGCGATAGTCTCGTGAGTGTATCTTGAAGTAAATGTTTCTTGTGCGTCATCAAAGCTTACCGTACCACCCTCTGATTTAGTTGGGGCAGTTGAAAAACCTGCTAACATCACTTCTTCTTCAAACGCTCTGTCTGATGATTCCTCATCAAAAACCTCAGAGTGCTCGTTTTCATACCTGTCGTACTCAAGGCCAAATAAGGCGTTAAGTCCGGGCTCTAGCTCTTTCGCTAGTTGTGCTCTTGATATAGCCATAACTTATCTCCTTATATACCTGTATTGGCTGCGGTGCCTACAGCAGCCGCAAATCCTGAGTTAAAAGGTGCATTTAAACGAACGATATATTGATGACCCAAAGCTGAGTAATCTACATTCGCATCGTCTTCATACAATCCAACGATCCTAAGATCTAAACCAGCAGTTGTCGCAGCTGTGCTTATATCAATCATATCTGTGGATAGCCCTGTTCCAGTGCTTCCATCATTTACGCTTGCCATGTCACAGTTTGCAAAAACATCTGCTAAAGCTGTTGCTCTATCTGTATTAGTGCCATCCGCAACAACTGTATAGAGTTGCATTGGGTTATCAAATACAAAAGCCTTTACAGGATGATTTGTATCTACACTAACATTGTTTGATCCCGGCCAGTAGTTTTTAAAAGTTGTCTTCTTTGTGCCTGAGTCCACAAATTCAACACCATAAAAAACACCTAGGGGAGCGACCGCTTGGTCTGAAATAGCTATGGTTCCTCCGGCTAATGGAATAACAATACCCCCTTGATAAATCGCAGTGGTATAATCGTTAGCAATCTCGTACTGAGTAACACCTGTAGTGTTTGCTCCAGCACCAGTTATTCCAATAGGACGAAGCCCGTAGCCTCCGGCTAAATTATTTGCCATTTTTAAGTCTCCTATTAAAAGTTTAAGTTTCTATTTTTTTTGACCTCCAAAGGTCACGCGAGACTGACGATCTGGTCTACTAATTGTCATAGTAGAATGGGCATTTTCTCTCATCATATCCTGATCTACCGCTTGCATTTGATCTGCATTTCTTTCTGTAAAGTAAGCAGTTCTCTCTGCAATCGTTTCGTCCGGTATGCGAGCTAATATTAATCCACCAACTCCAAATACACCTTCATATTTACCTGTATCAAGTACGGGGGCTTCAAAATCTGGATATTCATCTTTTCTTACAAGTTCCCAACCTTCTCGTAATTTTGCTGAAATATTTTTGGTATCATCAAAACCTCTTGTTTCAGCGCGTATCCAACGATGTTTAAAACCATCGGGGGCAGGCGGTGCATCTAACATAGATGGTGGTGCCCACGGCTTTCTTGCAGCCGTCTTTTCTCTAGTTTTTGCTGTGCGTGGAGCTCTTTCAATAGATCCCTCAAACATTTCTTTTTGCTTTTCCATTTAATTACTCCTTCACATATTTTGCGTATTCCTCTAAAGGAACACCCAGTTTTTTTGCTATTGCGACCTGCCTTTGAGTAAGTCGCACTTGTTTCTTCCCACTGCTTCGTCCAGAATTTGATCTTGAAGCAGAGGCAACATTCTGGACGGGTTTCTTGCTCTGTGCTCCATTGCTAAACTTATGAGGAAATTCTTCTCCCATACGTTTATCCAATTCATTATAGTATTCATCTGTTTTCGGGTCAATACCTTCTGACTCTACTAATTCTTTATGTATGCCAAATGCCGCATAAGTCATAGCACTATCATTACCAAACCAATTATTTCTTTCCGCCCAAGCTTGCGCTTTAGGGTCAGGTGGTTGCGGAGCCTGTGCTTGAGGCTGAGGCTGCGGCTGCGGTTGTGCTTGATCTTGTGGTGCTTGATTTTGACTAGACTTTCTCTCTTGCGCTCTTTTCGCCTGTTCCGCTCTATCTGCCTCTACCGCAAGAGTAGCCATTTCTTTTTGTGCTTTTACTGCTGCTTCCGTATCACCTATTTCCATAGCTGCGCGTAAATTAGATTCTACCTGAGCCATTTGAGATTCTACGCGACCACTATATTGGTCCACATAGTTTGTATCCATTTGGGTCAGTTTTTGAGTTAAGTTTTTGTTTTCTTGGTCTTTTTGCTTTGCAAAGTTGAGGGCTTCTTCGGCGTTTTTTTCGGCTTCACGCATTTTTTTGGTAAGCCTGTTAATACGTTTTTGAGTTTTGTTTTCAGCCTCCTGAAACTCGTCATCAGCTGTTCCAGCTTTTTCCTCAACTGGAGTATCCACATTTTCCTGCGGTTCTTCGACAGTAATTTCAACATCTTCGGCCTCCTTTTGGTCTTCAATGTCTAAATTGAGTTGTTCGTCTTCTTTTTTTGGATTATTCATTTGTCACCTCTAATAATGTAAAATATCCTCTGGGTCCAAAATCTTTGCTAAAACTTCATCATCGTTTAATATTCTTACTTCTCCGCCATCTATCTTAAATCTTGAGCCAGCATATCGAGCAAACATAACCCAATCGCCTTCCGCACACCAAGGTCCTGCTGGAAACTTTTCAGAATCTTTATATGCTAAGGCCCCTGCTTTTAAAACATAACCTACCTGTGTTGATATCTTTCCCTCTTCTACCACTTGATCCGGTAGTAAAATACCACCTTCTGTTTTACCTTTACCTCTGTATGGCAAAATAAGAAGCCTCCAGCCTGTAGGAGACGGCATACGGTCTAAAAGGGTCTTATCTACTAAAGAGGGGTCTAGTACGCGTTCTGAGGGCTCTATGTATGTTTTCTCTAAACCATTTTCAGTCATCTTCTTTTTCCTGTCTATTTAAAAGATCTTTTACTTCGTTTTCAATATATTCTAAAGCGTCCATCTCGCCCATCAACTGTTTGTAGTGTTCCATGTTTTTAACAGTGTTAAATTGTAAAACGTCTAAAACAATCTTTCTTCTTTCACTTATAACTCTAAAAACAGCTTCTGCAAGATAAATCTCACTTTTTGACATAAAAACCTTATATTTTCTTATTCTGTCTTATATACTCTTATACTCTAAGTACATCTTTACACAGCGGGCACTCAAAGTAAACGTCTTTTTCAACCTCGTCAGAATGTTTTTCTTTTTTTGTCATAGCCACTTTGTGTATCCAACACAATTTAAATTCATCGTCATTATCGGGGGTGTCCATTTTTTATCATCCTCACATGACGTTTGTAAAAGTAATTACTTAGTTTACTAAAAAACTTAGATATATTTAAATAAACCCACATCATTTTTTCATGTTTTCTCTTGCTACGCCTTTTGACTTCTCATAGGATCTCATTCCTCCGAGTCCTAGTAATGAAAGGGTCAAAGTCATAAGTTCCCCCGTCTTTAAACTAGGAAGAGTTATCTCTGGCATCCATATCGCTGTTGCCCATTCAGCAATAGGCATGATAAAAAATTGCGTTAGAAGGCCGAGCGCGCAAATCCACATTATAGCTGGGCGTGCGCCGGCTACAAATAAGCTCGGATGTTTAGCCTGTGCTGTATTTGCTTCTATTTGTCCTTTAGCCAATTCCTGCGCATGACGGGAGGCAAGCGTTGCTAAATCGTGACTCAACTTGTTCTTAGTGTCTTTATCTTCAATAAACTTGCCAACAAGTTTACTTACTGGACCTATTAGTGCTGTTAGCATTGTTATCTCCTTTATTTATCTTATAATTTCATTTAATCCAAAAACTTCAAGCAACATAAAGGTAAAAAACAATAACAACACACCACCTGCTATAAGCTTACCAGAAAAATTTGTTGACCCTATGCGTATTGCTATAAACTCATTACCAAGTATTCGTAGTATAAGTTCAAAACTGTTCTCTCCTACCTTTAAATCAATGGGTTTTTTCTTATCTTCTGTCATTAATACAACCTTGTAGTTTCATTTACAGTAACCAATTTACAAAAACAATCATAGTTTTTTTCATCTTCACCAATTTTAATGCTCTGGTTATCTAGGTATTTTTTAAAATAATCACAAGTGGTTACATTGCCGAAATGAAGCGTTCCCGCGGGCGCTCCTGCCAAATAGCACATGAGAAGGAAAGCTGGCTTCATTTTCCGTTTTTGTTCATAAATGCTGAAGCACCCATGTAAGCACCAACAATTCCAGCGCCACTAATATAGAAAAGATTACTAATATCTGAAAGAGCTTTGACCCTTTCAAGATCAACAACAAACATTGCAGCAGTAAATACAGCCATACCAACCAAACTGGCAGTTGCCATACGCCTTTGTGCTCTTTGTTTACGAAGGTCATTTTCTAGCTTCTTTATAGCCGCTACATGAGATAGCTCCTCGTCAGAGACTACCCCGTCACCGTCCTCGTCATACTCTTCGTATGCAGAGTGTTTTTGAAGCTTTTTTTGCACTTATAATAAATCCTTAAAATAATTAGGATCTCCTTTAATCATTTCAACAGCTCCGCCATCCCCCATCTTCATAGGTTTTACTTTATCGCCGTGCCCTTGTTGTATTAAAAACTGTTCAAAGCTCATAGTATCAGAAGCAGGCCCGTCAAAAAACTCTGCTCTTAATTCCTTCTCGCTTCTTGTGTCACCCTTTTTAGCCATCACTGACCTCCTTTTTGTCTCGCTTGTTGTTGTTTCATCACTTCACGCCTTTCAGCTGCATCAATCCTAGCCGCAGTTTGTTTCTCCTGACTATCAATCCTCTTATCAAACTGATCGCCCCTCTGCTCTATCTTCTGCTGCTCAAGACCTAGTTTAGCTCTGTCAACCTGTGCATCGTTCTGTTCTCCCTGAGCTCTGACTTGTAGTTCCTTCTCTTTAAGCTGGACTAACGGATCTGGTCCCGGTGCTGACAGTTGTGCGCTAAGTTGTTTCAGTTGAGTCATACCCTCTGCCACATACTGAGCCATTCTTGCTTCTACATCTAGCATCTGCTCATCGCTTAACGCCTGACCTCCGCTGGCCTGCAACATCTCAACCGCAGCTTTTTCCCTCGCACCAATCCTCACATGATCCATAATATGTTTCTGTAAAGATACGGCTATTTGCGGAGTGCCCGCAACAAGAGGCGTAGAGCCAAATACCATGTGTGACATAATATGGGCTTCGTGCTCCTGCCCTTCAAACGCCACTAAAGGTAACTGGTCCAAAGCATCTATGTTCTCGGATGCCGGATCTTTCGGTGTTGCCTCCGGTTCAGGTGTTCTTTTCAGTATTCTGTCTATATCCCTTACACCCAACGCCTCATACATATCCCTAAACACTTCATACATATTGTGCATTTCAGGTGCAGCTGTAGCTAATTGCATCTTAGTCTGAGCCAAAGAAATCCTCTGTGCCTGAGAAAATACATTTGGATTGGATACCGGCAATATATCTACCCTGTCATCAAAGTCTTCTTTCTTAACCGAACTATCTGTTCCCGCTATAGAGTAAGGATACTCGTCCGGTAAAAACTCCGACATCACCATACACAGAAGTTTAAACTCTAACCTCATCGCATAGTGCAGCCTTTTGTGAACAGCTGACATAACACGACTACCCTGTTCGAGCATAGCTATCGTAGTCCCTACCGCTGCCTGTTGATTGCCATCGCCTACTTTTAAATCCGTAATCGTAGCGAATCGCTGTCCAGCCTCAACTACAAAACCTAACAGCGCCATCAAAGTCTGATCCGGACCCTTGAAAGGTAACGACATTAAACTTGCTTTTATATCCCCGCCCGGTGCATCAACGTCTCTAAACTCACCCGGTTGTATGGGTTCGTCATCATCCCTGATCCGTAGACCGCGGGCCTTGAAGCCTGCCGGAAGATTAGATAACGTACCTGCATCTATCAACTGACGTAAAGCAGCTGTCGCTGTTCTTGACAAACCACCTATCGTATGTATGAGCCCTAGTCCGTAAAACCCGAAACCCGGAAGAAACTTATAATGCACAAAATATTGTATCTTTTTCTTCTTTTCGTCCTCTTCCTTATAATTCCTGCGAATCGCGAGGATTTGTCCATTATCCTGTGAAATAGTTACTACATAAGGCACTTTAATTCCTGTTGCCTCACCCTCTTCGTCCGTCTCTTCAAAACCCTCTAAGTCCAGATCAACATGACATTCCAGCAAAGTGCAGTCGTAATCTATGTTTGACGGGTACACCCCATCAATACGTTCTATTTCTTCCTTGACGCTCGAACCTTCTCCCTGTGCCGGAATAACAGGTATGTCCCTGTAAAAGCCCGATAGTTGTCTCTTCTTCAAATCATTGAGGCTCATTTTAACAACATGAGTTATATTCGGACAAGTTTCTAAGTCTGATGTGCTATAAGGCACCACTAAATCTTCAGCCGGTATAAACTTACTTACAGCTCTGTCTAAGTTCTCATCATAATATACTTTTTTAAAAGTTGACCCTGCGAGCGGCAAATAGAACAACATCTGGTCAAACTCTGGTGTATATTCCTCCATAACCGAAGTTATGTAAAAATTCATAAACTCTTTTACTCTTTGTGCTTGGTCTTCCTTTTCAGGAGTGCTTGTTCCCATAACCAAAGTTCTGACAGGTCCACTTGGTGGTAAGAGCTCGTTAAATGCTTGTGCTTGAAACTGGGTGGCACTTTCTGCGAGTAACGGGTGGGTAACGCCGCTGGCTCCTCTAAACGGTTGCGCTCTTTCTTCGTAACTAAACCCAAGTAATTCCAAACCATTTGCAAAAGCATCTTCCCACTCTTGTCTACTGCTCTTATTTTCTTCAAACTCTCCAGTCAATTCCCCGGAAATACGCCCTAAATCTGCATCCGATAATTCTTCTGCTAAATTAGCGTAAAAGTCACCCTCATCAGTTTTCTCTTCTCTCGGATCAAAATCAACAACAACACTGCCGTCTTCCTCTGGGATAACCTCAATATCCATATCATCTGTTAGATCTTCAACGTCCATAGCTTCTGGAATCTCTACGTCAACTTCCGCTTTTAACTCTTCTTCGTCTAACTGAGATGGAACCTTGTCCATCATACTTGGTTTATCTGCCATTCAAGTCTCCTTGTCGTTACCTTACCAAACGCCTAAACATATTAACAGCTTTTTCTGAAAGCTGGGGTATTCCCATATCTCGCAGCGGCATCCCGTAATTTATCTGACCCCCATATTGCTCTGTAACCGGATTATATCTTCCTGAAATAGTCGGACCGCCTTGCATACTATAATACGCATCAATGTCTCCATAGTTAATCTTACCGCTGCCTCTTCTAACTTTATCTGGAAAGCCGTATTGTGCTAATTGTTCTGGAAATTCACGAGTACCTTTAAAATAGCTTGCTTCTGCTCCCATTCCGGCTCTGTCCCCTTTTGGTAACTCAACATCTACACCCAGCCTTGCCCGCGTTCTTAAATCCTTATCTTCTAAAAACAATTCTTTGCCTCCCAAAGTACCCATAAAAGTCTCGCTAGAAGGTGTTTCTCCTCTTATTTCAACAGAAGGTCTTATTTTTATGCCGCCTTCGGGAGTAATGTCTATATTTGGTTGTCGTAACATCTGTTGTATAATACGCTGAATTTCTTCTTCCGTTCTATACCTTATAGTATTACCGTCCATAATAGGTTCTTCCCGTATTCTTTGTATTATGCCTTCTAGTTCAAGATTTTTTTCTATCGGCATAATAGGGGGTCGTGGCTCATTTATTTCATATTTGTACGGAGACGGCGTTGCCATATTCCCTGACATTTCTAGTTCAGGGTTTCCTCCGTTTTGCATATATTTAATAAAAGGTTCAATACCTTGTGGTCCTCTATTCATATTTATCGCCCTTTCTTTCATTTCAACTACTCCGCCTTCGGCCTTCATTAAGTCCGGATCGTCAGCAGCTGCCGGGTCCTTCTTGGCAAAGGTTCCTTGCAAAACCTTCGGCTTGCCTTTGGGTCGGTCTACAAGCATTATAAAAGAAGTTGAGCTAGGGTCTTCGACATCATTGATGTACGGTATATGCGTGTAACCATCTTTTGCTAATTTTTTTCTATAATCTTTCACAAACTCTCTAAACTTTGCAAAAGGAAATTCTTCAAAACCCGGTTCGGCTGAAAGATGCTTCATAGTATAATAGCCATCAAAGTCCTGACCTTTTGGTAGCGTTTTGTTAAATTCATCAATCAAGTGTTCGTTCAGGTCAAACTCACTCCACTCTTTGTCCCCTGCAAATCGTTTACTATCTGCTGTACTTGGAGTAAAAGGTTTTGACGTATCCGCTAAAAGAGGAAAAGTCCCGCCAAAGGTTGTTCTTGGTATAGGTTTACCATCAGGACCATATCCTACGTTACCTGTAGGCATATCATCTATACCCGGTAGTTGGCCTGTTCCTAAATTCATTCTAGTTTCAAACCTATCTCTTGCAGCCTTTTTTGTACCTACATGAACACCTAATGAGTCAATTACAGCTGGAGATTTATCAGGATCTAATTTTGTAAAGTTTAATTGTATGTCAGGGGAATAATGATACACAGGTGTGTTTATCTTTCTAAAAGGAGCTATTGCGTTCATCATAAGCTCTCGTTGATCGCCAATGCCCCTGCCGCCCGGTATTTCTTTAATGTTTATATCTCCAGCAGCTGTTCTTAAAACATCTTTATAGTCCTTACCGCCCTGTACGATAACATCGTCATACCCCGCCATCGTGTTTCTAATTCTGTTCATCTGATCTGGATCGCCTTTAAATTTAGAGGCTAAATCTTTTGTCATCTTTAAATTGTAATTCTTTAAGGGTGTATCTGCTGTAATAAGCCCGTGTTTCGCGGACATAATAGCAACGTCCACATTAGGTGGTACGCCTTGAGCTTTTAAAGTTTGAAAGATAGGACCCAAATACCTGTCCATAGCTTTCATATCACCGTCATCCGGACATTTGGTATCGCTGCACGATACAATTAGAAGCTTACGCCCTTTTTTAGATTCTGCCGAAAACAAACTTCCTGACCCTAAATTTAAATTGTCTGTCGTTTTTGCACTAGGCGAAGAACCTGTAAAAAAATCGCCTTGATCGGACATCGCTAACCTTGATGTGTCTACGCCCTCAGCAGCTAACTTAGGCCCCATGTAAGGAGCAAATTCCTCAATGCCCTGTAAAGTTTTCTTTAAAGCTCGTGCGCCGGGACCTACCAAAGGAAGAACAGCAGCTGTGCCTAAAGTCGCAAGCCCAAGTCCCCCAAGAGCTCGTAACGTATCATCGCCTTGTATCATCTCTTTTGCCTGCGATAAAACGCCGGGCAGCTCATACGCCGCTATAGCTTCGCCCGTGCCGGGCATAAGAGACGCACCGAAATACTGCCCCTCTGAAAAAGCTTTTGGATCTTCCTTAAACGCCTGCTGTTTTGCTAAATAGCTAGACATCTCTACCTAAAACTTGTGCTACTTGAGCCAAGAGCCGTGGGTCCTGTGCGGGGGTCCCTGATTGTTTCATCATTCTTTGCAAAACAGTCGTACCTCTGTCCGAAGGTGTTTCCTGTAATTCTATCGTTGTTTTCTTTAACGTCTCTATGCCTACGTTACCACCAGCTGCAATACCAATATCATATATGCCCTCAGATTTCATAGGTAACTTAACCGGAGCTTGATACGTTATATCTCTGGTTTCAACGCCGTCTCCGTATAAAGGAGGCGCTAGGTCTTTATATTGATACTGTCTTAAATCTACAACATTTGGTTCTTGGTTTAATTGCAAAATACGATCAAAAATATCATCTTTGGGATTAGGCAAATAAGTTCCACTATCTTCAAACATCTTTTCTAGCTCTTCCCCTATCTGCTTTTCTTTAGATTCCGTTAAACGATCTAAAAGATCGTCCCCCATCTGAAGTTCTTCTTCGATAGTTATATCGTTATTTTCTTTGTTTGCGTTTTTTACTACAGAATTAGCCATCTTACCCTCAATAATATGCTCTTACCCGAACAGATTCTAACTCTTCCCCCCAGTCATCACTCGGCAACTGCACAAAATTACCCTGACGATACCGCATTAACGCCTGTGTCATACTGTCCACAAGGTCATCATACTCTCCATTTGGAAAAGCTGCAACCTCTTCTATCATTTCGTCTGCAAAAGTTTCATCGGGGGCCCAAACCATGCCCGCTTCAAACAACGGAGACACCGAATGTACCCTTGATACCTTATCATTACCTTTACTCGGCGTAAAATTAACTACAGGAATACCCATGTTCCGTAGTTCGTGGGTCAAGGGCAGCCCAGACGCCTTCGCTTCTATGATAACTGTCTCTGGGTCCCAGTAATTATACTGCTCTAAGGCTAATTCTTTCAATTCTGGAAAATCCCAACGACCTTTTTTGCTGTCAAGCAGGATTAAATTGGGTTGTCCTCCTTCTTCTTCCGGATAAAACACGCCCCATGTCGTAATCGCACTAAAATCTGCTGTTTCCCGCTTTGAAAACGCCGTATCGTAGCTCTGAATAACATATTGTAGGTTAGGAACCGCTGTTTTCTCCCATTTTCTCCACCATTCACGCTTGATTATCGCATTTTCTTCACCAGTGGGGTTCTGTTGATACTGCGCGTTCCATTTACTAGGAGGTATTGACGCTTTTACCGCCGTTAAGTCATCTAAGCTCCAATATTCGGGCCAACAGGGCTGTCCGCTTTCAAAAATAGCTGGTAGTTCCACGACTTCCCACTGATCGGCCAACGGGTCTTTAGCCATAGAGCGCAGTAATTGACCCGTTAAATCTTTTTCGGACCACCGGGTCTGCACAAGTACAATCGTGCCACCCGGTTGTAGTCTCTGTCGGGGGCCCCCAGTGTACCAATCCCAAGCATCTTCAAAACCATTGTTACTCATAGCCGTTTGTTCGGAATGGGGGTCATCAATAATAACTAAATCACCGCCACGACCAGCTAAGTTAGAACCAACCCCGACAGCATAGTACATACCGCCCTTATTTGTATCCCATCTGCCGGATGCTTTACTATCTACAGCAAGTTTTACTTCTGGAAAAACTTCATGGAACTCATCTGTGTCCAAAAGGTTTTTTACTTTACGCCCAAAATTAACGGCAAGCTCGGTGGTATGGGTTGCCTGAATAATTTTCATATTAGGGTTCCTTCCCATCATCCAAGCCGGAAACAAAAAAGAAGCAAACTCTGATTTTGTATGACGGGGCGCCATATTAATAATAAGTCTCTTTAGTTCACCATTCGCTACTCGTTCTAATTTTTCTGCAATTATTTCATGGTGCCTTCCCTGTATGAAAGACGGCCATATCGTTTTTACAAATGTTAAAAAAGTTTTTTTACAAGCTTCATTCTTCTCTAACTGAGCTAATCTTAGTTCTAGTTTTAAGCGCTTCTCGTCCTGTCTTGTAACATCCATCCGGGGGACCCTAACCTATATTATTTTATGCGATTTATGGCTTATTATACTATAGTTAACGCTTATTTCAAATTTTATCTAATTGTTTGAGAAAAACTTGGACCATGTGCTCGCTTAACCGGACGGCGTTGCGCTGAAATTTTTTGAATTTTTCTTGATTCTTGGCGCGTAAATTAACCTTTATTATGCAAGGATCCTAAACAATTTTCCACGGCTCACGGCAATTGATTCGGCGTTTAAATAACATTTAATTCGGTATTTGATTCGGCGTTCTGGAGTCAGCTGAAAGGCGCAAACTGGGTTTTGATTCGGTGTTCGTGGATCAGCTGGACGGCGTACCAGTTTTAAAAGCTCCTAGAAGCTGATTCGGTTCTCATAGGTTTTGAAGCACGGCGCACGGCGTTTGGGCGCTTGTTTAACTGTTTTAAACTGGATCGGCTGAAGTTGGATCGGCTGAAGTTGGATCGGCTGTAATTAGATAAAAAAAACGCCGTTAATAATAACGGCGCTTAATTTGTTTAATGTTTGGCGTTCTAGTTTATTCGTTCAGCTACCAGAAGAATAAACAAACAAAATAGAATCACTGTTGGAATAAATAAAAACTCTAATAAATAAATTATAAATTTTCGCATTATTTCAAGACTCCGTTTTCAATTGGTTTATTAATCCATTTTGAGTCGGTTGGGTATGCGCCGTCAAAAAAAGCTAACTGTGATTCGCCTTTATAAAGTACGGCTCTTTTTATCAGCTGACCATCAATATAAAAACGATATTCTCTATCGCCGTTTTCAAGTTCTCGGTGAGTCGTGCAATGTGTTAAAAATGTATGACTGTTTTTTGAACTTGTGCCGACTCTAACCTCTACCTCGCCTGTTTTTTTGACGCCGTAAGATTTGGCGCTGTTATAAATACACGCCGTGATTATATTCCAGATTGGATATTGTTTCATATTAAAACTCCTATAAAATGTGAATGAATAAACAAGATATTAAAAAACGCCGTCAATGTCAAATAACGGCGTTTTAAGTCAGCTGAAAGGCGTAAACTGGTTTTAAATATTAATCTTAAAAACTTGTTCAGTTTCAAAAGACCTGATTAATAAATGGTTATCGTTGTTTGGGTTTTTCTTAACAAATCTAAAGCCGATTAACCTAAAATTAAAAGAATGTATAATGCTATCAAGTTCTTTTAATCCTATTTTATTGTTAATATACTCATAAAAAGCATCAACAAATTTAAACGTATCTAGTAATTTCATATTAAACTCCCAATCTATTTATTAGATCATATTTATCTTTTATAAAATGATCCTCTAAATGTATAAAACCCTCTATTTG